GTTAAAAATGTACCAAAAGTAGAAGTACCGCCACCGCCACCGTCACCACCGGCAGCACCGGCAGCACCGGGTACGCCAGCAGTACCACCAGTTCCAGGTGTTACTGTTTCAGTTCCGCCTAAATCAGAAGCAGCGAATACGCCACGAACACGAGAGCCACCGCCACCACCGCCACCGCCTTTTGCGACAACTGCGGTTGCAAGCGAAGCTCCTGCTCCACCACCGCCACCTGCACCTATAATTTCAACAATAACTACTTTAGGTGTAAATGTAGTTGGTTTAGTCCAAGTTTGAGCACCGGCAGTATTGAAAATTTGAACATCGGCAGCACCAGTATTAGCACCAGTTAGTTTTATACCACTAGCATTAAACCTAGTAAAACCAGTGTCATCAAATTGTAAAACTTCACCAGCAGCTAAAGTACATTTATAGATGTCTACTACAGTAGTGCCGTCAGTGTGAATAACAGTTACATCGTTAGCCGTACTAGCGTGAGCATTACGAACAACAAGCCGTTTAACAGTACGTTGTGTAGAAGCTCCGGGTGAGCCTACAACGGTGGTAGTTGTAGCACTGGATATTTCAGTATTAGTACGTCCGGGCGTGATAGTGCCACTAGCGTTATCTACCCAAGAAGTATGCACCTCTAGGTTAGCAGTAGAGCTAGTAGTTAGCCTTAATAGATCTGATGTGCTTGTAAGTAAGATCATCTTTCACTCCTTTCAAAGTTAGTTATTAAAGGGTGAAAAATCCACTCGCATTTACGGTTACGTTAATATCTCCACCGTTAGGAGTTACAGGAAGTCCGGTAACACCAGTGTCGTAGTAAGCAACAAGTCGTGAGGTTGCAGCAGAACCAGTATCAATATAGATAACCAGTGCTTCACAAGGATCGCCAGTCACGGCTGTAAACGTAAAGTCAGCAGCGTCAAACGTTCCGTTAGTTGTAGTTTTACTAGCCAAGTTACCGCTAGTCGCAACACGACCACCAGCAGCAATATCTGCTAAAAAGTCATCAGCAGCGTTATAAGTGTAATCCGCAAGGTCTACTAGAACAGCTTTAACGTTAGAACCGTCAAGCTCAATGTTTACATCACCGTTAAGCAATGCTTCTTTGTATTTTGGGTAAATTAGATTTGCCATATTTGTTTCTCCTTATTTGTTTCTTTTTTGTCAAGTTTTCTATTACGATTATAACTTATTGTTTCATAAACATCACTCTTTGAACAAATAGCCATTCTTCAAAGTCAATATATACTTCTTTATCATCTATAGTAAGTTTAAAGATTTTATCCCTCACCGCCATATCATTTAGTTCCCAATTCACTGTTATCTGGTGGTTTTGCGACTGATCGGTAAGCTGTGCTTGACCTTTTTTAATCATCTCCGTAACGCTATCTTTATTACGAAGATTTTTTACATCACGAGTATGTGAACCTGCACCAAGTCCGCCGGTTATTGGTTTGTCGGTGAGATAAGACATAGTAGATCCTTTTCACGTATAAGCTTAATGTGCTTCTCTTGAGTATCAAGCAATGCATAAGGGTTTACTAGCACTGTCTGGTTAATATCTACCACTGATACTTCCGGTCCTTTATCTAGGACTTTACCAACGCTGTTCGGTTTCGCCCACTTTGGCGGTTGTACCCATAAATTACCAACTTTTTTCTCTTTGGCTTCTTCTATCATTTCTAGCACTATTAAATCTTTAAACGGTTGCATTCTGTTCCTTTCGGTTAATGCTTAAATTATAACAAAAAAAGGGCATTAAAGCCCTTCTAATGTAAGCGGTCAGTCGCTTTAAACTACTTGTCCACCGGCTACAGCAGCTACGTCAGTAGCCACGCTTGCCACAACTTTCGGCAAACCTGATCCCAATGTTCCAGCGGTGAAGCTAAAGTTAGCCATTGTTTCAGTTGTCGTAATTGTGTTACCGAGTGAAGGATATCTTGCGTCAAGTACAAGTGTAGTGGCGTTTTTAGCACCAGCTATAACGTGCTCGTTTACAGATGTACCAAGTCCGTAGTTAGTACCACGAACACCAGTATCATTTATAGCACTCTTGATGTTGTCTAATGTGATAGAAGCAGATCCACCAATTAGGACTTCATCAGCTGCACCAGTTAAAGCGGTTTTCAAGGTGTAAACACGTCCACCAATTGTAAAGGTTTCGTTGTTACCAGCCGTACCTGTAGAGGTAAGGGTAGTGGTAGCATTTGCACCTGTTACGGTAGTGGCGTTCTTTTCAAGATAGACAACCCTTTGTTCAAGGACGCTATCGTTCGCAACAGTTGAAGGATCTAACCCAACAACTCTCGCTCGTAGATTAAGTTCTGCTCGTGAAGGCATAGCTATTTCTCCTCTACTGGTTCTGCTACTTCTGGGATAGCTACCTTATTCTCTGTGACTTTATTCTTACCAACGTTTGCAGGTGCTTTAGCGTTGTCAATTTCATTCACAGGCGGTACAAATTCACCCCATTCAGTAGTAGTCCAGCCAGCCTTTTCTCTTTCAGAACGTAGTTTTTCCTCGTCCTTGAGTATAGCTGCATTTTCTTTGGCTGCGTCATTCTTTGCCATAGTTTTTCTCCTACTCTTATTTAATGGAAGGCGGTTTTAGAGATCCGCCAACTCGTTAGCTGTTAATCCTTACGGACTAGCTAGCCCTTTCTACGTCTACAAATGCTGCTGATCGCTCAACTGCAAGACCGTAGATTGTGTGAAGAACTGACTTAACGCCAATGTAATCAACATCATCTTGCATTTTATAGGTTGGCTTCAACTGAATTGCCAAGCTAATTGCACTCTTGTGGAAGAATAGGTTGTGCGTGTTGGTAGCGTCATCTACAACGTTGTTACTCATATAGAGATCCATATTGTAAACATTAGCTATCAAGTTATCCTTGCGGACTGCAACACCCTTCTCACCAGTTTGGTCGTAAGCATTGTACTTGTTCACTGCACGAAGATCGCCCATTACCTTTGCACCTACAACACCTGCACGTCCACTCTGCGGAACGTTTGCAAGGTCAAGAGCTAAGACAACTGAAAGCATATCTGCGTCATCGGCTGTTGCACCGGCAGCAACGTTAGTACCAGCACTTGCGTGCAAGGCTGCTAGGTCACTGTCAATAGCACGTGATACAGCTTCTTTCTGTGCCATTCGGTATTCCTCTTGGACAGCGTAGTTAGCTTGTACCTTTACGATGTCTTCAATGATGAAGGCAAGATACTTGTGCTTGTTAATAGTAAGTTCAATTTCGGTTTCAGTATTAGCGTCATAAGTGACGATAGTACCGGACGCTTTATCACGAGCGTCATAACTAGACATAAATGGAATATTAATTTTATTTCCACCGCCAGCAACTAGTTCATCACGGCGTAGTACCAAATCTGCAAAGTACAAGTCTTTGTAGAATGGCTTTTCAATTTTCTTTGTCCACACTTCTGCAATGAATTTTGCAGCGGTAGTGGTAGTAATATTAGCCATACTTTTCTCCTTTTATTTTTATTTAAGTCGTTTTTGCTTTTAGCAAGCTAATTTAATAATACAAAGTCTGCTTGACAATTACAACATCTCAAGAATTTGGCGTTCAATCTCATCGCTATTCTTTTCCAGTTCTTCATCACTCATACGAGTAATATCACCGGGTTTAAGAGCACCGAGAGTTTTACGAGTTCCGCCACCCGGACGGACACCCTGCCTTTTCTTTTGACTAGTAATGTTCTTGCGTGCTGTTTCCACACGATCATCAGCTTCGTCTTCATTCCACTTACTCACATTACCAACGTATTTACGAGCAAACTTTTCATAAGATATGTCTGGTCGGTCTACGGTAGAAGTGATTAATGGAAGTCCAGTAGTACGATCAAACAATGGTTGCCCTTGTGCGTTCGTCTTCTGGAATTGTTTTAGTCCTACTAATTGAAAGTACATCTCGTTGATTTCAGCAGTTTTGTCAGGGTCAAAGTTTGGATTTTTCTTACCGTCCGGCGTTTGCTCCACTAGGAAGTTTAACTTTGGATCGTAAGCAAGTATCTTCGCTTCTGTTCCCAACTCACCCCAAAATCTATCTTGTTCAGCCCAATATCTAACTGTTTCAGCACCTTCTACAAATTTAGTTGCACCGTACCTATCACGGTCTTCTGCAAGTTCGTCAGGCTTAAAGCCTTCTTCTGGTGCAGCTTTATAGTCCACTGGTTTGTAATCAGGGATTTGTGTAGGTCTACGATTACGTGCATTATCTTTGCGGATTTCGTCAATAAAAGACTGCGAGCGTTGCTGCCGTTTCTGCTTTCTAGTGAGCTTCGGCTGCTCATCTTCGTCAAGATCCTCGTCCTCATCTTCATCTTCGTCACCTTTGGCTTCAACAGGTTTCTTGGGTTTACCAGCGTTCTCGTCATCTTCGTCAAGATCTTCCCCCTCGTCATCATCTTCCTCATCGGTGTCATCAGACTTAGGCTTTTTGCTGGATTTTTCCTCGTCCTCGTCTTCATCTTCATCGTCTTTTAGATCGTCACCATTAACAGTTTCGTCAGATCCTAAGATGTCTTTACGAAGTTGTTTAGTATCTTCGTCTTCGTCCGGGTCTTCTATCATTGCTGCTAAGACTACTGGATCTAATATTTCTTTATCGTTCTCTAATTTTGGCATAGCGTTTTTTCCTTTCGCTCCGTTAAGTAGGGCGTACACTCTTGACCTCTAAAGTGGGTCGTGCACTCTACGCATTATTATATATTAAATGTCTATTAATATAGGCTTTCCATTTTGCGTACCTGTTAAACGCTTATGTACACCTATATTTTTACCGTGTTCGGCTTGACCTTCCGTACAGAATATAAAGTTGCCTTTTTGCTTCCACTGACAAACGTGATTGTTTATCTGCTTAATATGGCTTTCAATTTCGTCTTCTGATATACCGTGAGATTGTCGTTCAGGTGGTTTTACACCCTTAAACTGATACCACTTATCCTCTTTCGGATTTTCGTATATCATAAAGTTCATTTACTTACCTAGCTCCTTTTGTACTCTGAATTGAAAAGTGTCAAGCTCATCTACAATTACTGACGCTAGCACAGACCATTCGCCAGCTTCTTTATATTTACCCTGTGCAGCTAGATCACGTACAGCTTCGCCACCGGGTAAAAAGTGCCGCCAATATTCTTTGCGTGCTTCTATATATGCGTCAATACTCTTATACTTACGGTTTTGTCCTAACTTATTCCAGTCAGACTTAGCTATACGAGGTACAGCATTTTTCATTTCCGGCAAAGCAAATGCCGGTGTTGGATCACTTATTGGTGAGTTTGTTGGACTGTTCATACTTGCGGTGCTCCTGTCTTCATAGCAGCCATAATAGCCATTTCATAGGCTTGCATAGCAGTATTAGGGTTAGTAAATGAATAACCACCGATTATTACCGGATTGTCCGGTGAAGCAGCCTGTACCATTGCTAGTTCTTCGGGGTCAGGCTGTGGTGGTGCTTGAGGTTGTACTGGTGGCATTCCGCCCGGCATTGGGGGTTGTACCGGCATTCCCGGTTGCGGTGCTACTGGTGCAGGTTGGACTGGTTCTTGTCCAGCAGGTGTAGCCGGTGCAGTCGTACCCGGTTGTGCAGGTTGCTGTTGCGGTGCTTGGACGAACATTTTACTCATAAATGGTAAGTTCATCAGTTTACCAATTTCACCAAAGGTGTATTCCCAATCAGGCACTTTACCGGTTGCCTGTTGGTACTGGTCAAGAGCGTTCGGTAGTTTACCCATAAATAGCCAGAAGTCCATAATGGACTGTAATTGCTGTTCACGTGTCTGTTTAGCAGTAGAGTTAGCTTTCAGCTCAAAGCGTGGTGTTACATCTTTAAATGCAGTTGGCTTTATCTTAAGTCGTATCTGATTACCACTCTCCGCCATACGGTAACTGGCGTGTCCTTGATCTTCAAAGTGCTTAAACATATCAGCAAGGTCAGTTGCACCAGCTTCAATTATTTCTTCTATTTCCTGTCTAAACATATCTACCGGTATATCGTCAGCAATAGTCGGGATAATAGAGTAAAAACCGTCAATCAACTCCTGCATTGCACGCTCAAGCATTCCACGATCAAAGTTATCTCGTGTGCCTTCACGTTCGGCTATTTGTCGTAGAGCTTCCGGTGTTTTACCAAAGCCCGGATCACTAGCACTTTCAGCGTTAGAGCGTGTATCAGTAGTACCAGCTATAGACTGCAACGCTCCCTTACTCATACCTTTAGCAGCTTGGTAGGTAGAAAGTCCGGCATTACTGCCTTCCACCGTCTTAAAGTCAGGTGTTCCATTAAATTCCCAGATTGAAGCAGGGTCGTTAGTAATAGTGTGTCGTACAGCCGTCTGCATATTGACTGCTTTAGGTGCAAACAAGCTAACTTTAATACCCTGAAAGTAGAAGTTATCTAGTCCGTCATTAGCAAACTGCATAGGCATTGATCGTTGGAAGTCACCATTACCATAGTAACTATCAAGTTTTGGTATACATCGCTTCAAAACAAACGGTATTCGTGAGTTTTTGTGAGGGTTTTTAACGTTTCGGATAACTTTACAGCTAAAATCAGGCAAAAAGGTAATCCAGCGTCCTTCTTTACCAGCTTCGTAACGTGTAGCTATTAAGACTTGGCGTGTTGCCTGTAGCATTCGTTCTCGGTAGTTGAGAGTTCGGCGTTTTGTATCAGTTCCAGCCGTCTTATTTTTAATCTGTTCAATAATACTTTGGATCGCTTCTTTATCCCACGTGTCATCTTCATCATCATCTAAGATGTCGGTGAAATAACTTGGTGATTTATAAGCTAGTCCGTGTACATAATCCATATCGCTAATAGAGGTAAAGCCACTTTGCGGTATAAAGTTACGAGGGTTCCACAACCAACAGTCCGGTCCGATATAACCAGTCGCTTCATTGACGTTAATATCGTAGTGCATAGGCATAACGTTGTATTCGCTAGAGCCATACTGCCAAATAAACATTTTAGTTAGGAAGTCAAACTGTGCGTTTGCGTTCGGATATATCCAATTTGTACGCAAAATATCAAGAAATTGTCCTTTTCCATAGTCTTTTTTACCAAAAGCTTTTGTTTCGCCTTCTGGTAATTGTCCTGCTACACGTGCTGCACGCTCAAGATAAATTGTTGCAGTCATATTATCGGTTAAACCGTTACCAGTTTGACGGCTTACAGGATCATAAGTCTTACCCATATCCATTGCTTCATAAGCGTCATAATCTGTTATTGCACTATCGTGTTGATCTAAGTCTTCTGAATAATCACGAAACAGCATTTGTTCTGTGCCGTTCATACCTTTTATTTGGTTTAGTGTCAAATCTGCCATTTTTTGCTCCTTTTTATGTTAAAAGCGTGCCATACGTGCTAAATTTTGGTGTTTTTACTTTTATTTTGTCTTTTTTCTGTAATCCATATTTTAAGTATAACCTAAGATAACGTATTCCGTCAGGGTGGTCATCGTCCTTCTTCACTGGGTCTTCACTCGGTAATCTGTTCTCTTTAGCTTCACGGTACTTATAGTTCTCAAACTGGTAAATAGTGTGCTTACAATTCTCGGTAAAGTAGATGTCTGGCTCTGGCATTCCCACCATTTGCAGTTTTGGCTTAATCATCGGTGCAACTAACTGAATACCAGACGCTACACTGCCTTGCCCTTTCGGTGCAGCAATAACAGGTAGGTTATAACCAAGAATAAGCGGTGCTTTATCCATAACTCTAGCAATAAGGTCAGGTCTAGCACTATCACAAACCAGTGCAGTAATACGCTTATTCATAGTTTTAAGTTTAATTTGAGCCAACACTTCTTCTACATCTATCTCATAACCGTGTATTTCGTCTGTAACAAACCATTTGCCAGTACCGTCAATATTCACCATATTTACAGCAGTCGGGTGTCCTTCACTCCAACCAAAATCCCACGTTACATATAGCGTGCCGTTTTCAGGTATTCGCTTGTCAGTTTCAGTAAGAACGTGAATTTTACGGTCAAACCATTTATAAACAGAACCAGCCATAGTTCTAAACTGTAATTCTACTTCCTGCATAAATATATCCAGCTTGCCGGTTTCTTCGGCTTCTTCACGCTCCTGTGCAATCCATTCAGGATCAACCGCCGGGTTATCTCGCCACGTAGCTTCAAGATAGTACCACTTCTTATTCTTTTCCTGTTTAGCGTACTCTAGCAGTTCCCACCAGTGGTTATAACCTTTAGCAGTACCCATAAATGCAGCCCAACCTTTAGTGGTGGTAAAGAAGTAGCGGTACACTGTGTCAAAGTTATTCGGGTCTTGGTCTTGGTATTCGTCAAAGATCATACCGTTTGACTTCAAACCACGATCATCATCTGCATAGTCTGAACCCAAAAGGCGTAGAGTGCTACGTAAGTTTTCAGGGTTGTGCTTTATAGCTTGCCAACCAATACCGGGTATAAACATCGGTACTTTCAGGTAATTAAAGGTAATCTCAAGATCCGTACCGTTTGTGTCATAAATCATCTCTGGCGGTATAGTGGACTTATATTGCTTCCACATAACCTCTTTAGCGTGCTTATGAGTACGAAACACAATGTGATACGGACCTTGCTTATAACTGGCTGCCATTTCAAGGTGTTTAACAGACCAGAGTGATTTACCCACCTGCCTACCCCAAAACAGACAACCACGAGTATAGCCGTCTACAAGAAAAGCTTTATGTGCCTGTGCTTGTACATTGTGTGGGCTATACTCAAATGTCTTGTTCTGCTGAACATTAACCTGCTCTATTTTGTTTTCCACGCTTAAACCTCGCTATTTATTCTATAGCTCTGGTGTTGCTATTCCGCCAATGCCTGTTTCTGTTTTAAGACTGCTAGCTTTTGCTACGCCACTGTCGTGATCGGTGAGTTCTTCGGTGTCAAAG